ATATACTAATATGAAGTCATCAATCGTTGAGGTTAACCTTGAGCGTTTCATGGATGTAGCAGTATTGCGACCAGCATCTTTTGCAATAGCAACTGACGTTACAGTATAAAAATGGCGAATACTATCACATACACACCTCAGACAATAGATTTAGCATTGATTAAGTCTTTTTGTCGCGTGGATGGCACAGCTGACGATACCTTGCTTACGTTTCTATATGAGGCGGCTTGTCAAGAAGCGTTAAGCTATGCTCATGTGGTTTGTGGTAGCGCAACTATTACCGCGGACACAGTATGGGCTAGCTCTTATGAGCTACCCTACTGGCCGTTAGGTAGTGTTACAAGTGTACACGTGTATATTGATGGCGTAAGCACTCATGACACAGAATACACTTTAGTAGATGGGGTAATTACTCCTAGCATAGGATCAAAGGGCGATAGAATGACAATAGTCTACACCGCCGGGTTTGCTACTATGCCAAAAGATTTACAGCACGCTATTTATCAGCGTATAAAGTTTGGCTACGACTTTGGGGATGATATGCCCTACAATGCTGGCCCTAGATTTTTTGATCGTATTGTATTTCGTTATCGCCGTAATTTTGCATGACGTTAGATCGACACATAACCCTATACCAGCCGACTATATCAATAAACAATAGCGGCCAATATAAGCGCAGCTACGCAAGCGAGGGAAACTTTTACGCTCAAGAGATTATACCAGATACCGGGAATGTCGGTACTGAGATTATGGTAAATGATCAGATACAAAGTAGCATTATAGTTACTTGGCGTTTAAGATATCAAACCGCAATAAAAGAAAGTTGGAAGATTGGATACGATAGTAAATTTTACGACATTGTTTCCATAGTACCCGAAGGGCGACTCCGTTATATTTTAGTAAAAGCTAAACTACGAGATAATGCCACGCTCTAATACCGTATTTTT